ATGAATTTGAGAGGTCTGTGCTTGAGGATAAATTGATACACCCATGCAATCCTGTCCTGACGTGGTGTGTTGCAAATGCTGTTGTCACGATGGACGGTGCGGGTAACAGAAAATTGGATAAGGAAAAAGCAAAATTCCGAATCGACGGCGCTGTGGCTTTATGCATGGCACTTGGGTTAAAGGCACAAGATCGTGAAGAAGGTTATGGAACATACCTCTCCGAAGGTGAACTAATGGTCCTGTAACATAAATATCACGGTTGTTGCAATATAGACACACATCATGCTACCAATTGCTGAATGCTTCCTTGAGGTGACAGCGATATGTTTAATTGGCTTCGGCGCAAAGACAATTCCGTCAGTCGTGTTGTGCTAAATGAGATTGCCGAGTGGCTTGGTTATAAGACCAGCACTGGGGCAAGTGTCACACCGGCTACAGCCGTTCAGGTTACAGCCGTCATGTGTGCAGTTCGTGTGATTGCTGAAGGCGTTGCCCAAATGCCCATGCGCATTCGCGAACGGAAGGTAGTTGACGGCAAAGACTTCAGTCCTGATGCCCGCGATCACTGGTCGTGGACATTGATGGTGAAGAAGCCGAACAGTTGGCAAACCCCATATGAATTTCGTGAGTACGCAATTGCGATGGCTGTGCTATTCGGTGATTTTGCAGCCGTCAAGAACGGACCAAAGCGAGGCGGTAAGATCACTGAATTATTGCCACTGGTTCCCGGCTCATGGAAAATCGAACAGAATAAACAGACCCGTGAACTGACGTATGTCATTGACCTGAAAGATGGTCAGAAACTACGAACACCCGCCAGTGATATTTTCCATTTCCACGGGCCACCTCACACAGACAGTTATTCTGGTATTGAGCCGGTCAAGGTTGCGCGTAACGCTATCGGTCTGTCGCAGTCTCTGGAAAGCCAGCAAAGTAATCTGTCAGCGAACGGTGGGCGACCATCTGGTTTGCTGTCGAGTGACAATAAAATCAACCCGGAAAAAGCAAAGCTGATCAAGGAACAATGGACTGATAAATTCGGGTCCGGTGGTGAAGGCGGCGTTGCTGTTCTGGATGGTGGTTGGAAATTCTCAACCATGCAGATGACGAGTGCCGATGCCGAACACCTGGACACACGTAAATTCCAGATCGAAGAAATAGCCCGACTGTTTTACGTGTTCCCAACGATGCTCATGCAGTCGGATAAAGCCAGCACGTTTGCCAGCGCCGAATCGTTTTTCCGGGCGCACGTTACGTGGACACTTCGGCCTTGGGTTCTCCGATTTGAGAATGCCGTAGACCGGGACATCTTGGCCGGTGAGAAAGAGCGTGATCTATTCGCTGATCTGGACGAGAAGCAACTGCTTCGCGGTGACTTCAAGGATCAGGCAAATTACAACGCCAAAGCACTTGGTGCTGGCGGCACCCCCGCGTGGCTGACACAGAACGAGGTTCGTGAATCTATTGGCATGGAACCTCTGAACGATCCAAACGCTGATCGACTGTTCGGTGGTTTCCAAGAGGAACAGTCGCCTGATAATGACGAAGATAACGACAAGGATGAAACAGATGATTGAACATAAAAATCTGTCCACCAGTTATGAAATGAAGAATGATCCCAACGGAACATTCTCAGGACTTGGTGCAGTGTTCGGCAACATTGATTTCGGTGGCGACATCATTGTTCGCGGTGCCTTCGATAAAACGTTGGCCGACATCGAAGCAAACAACAAGACCATCCCGATCCTTTGGCAACACGATCCATGGACACCCATTGGCGTGTGGGAATCAATGAAGTCGGTTGACGAAGGTCTTCAGGTTGATGGTCATCTTCTGATCGACCACGTACAGCAAGCCCGTGAAGCCCATTCACTGATGAAGGCGAAAGCCGTCAGCGGTTTGTCCATCGGGTTTCGTATTCCCGCTGGTGGGCAGGAATGGGACGACGAACAGAATGTGCGAGTGATCAAGGAGATTGACTTGCATGAAGTTTCCATTGTAACTTTCCCCATGAACGACGAAGCGCGGATCGACGCGGTGAAAGCTGCCGAAATGACGCAACGTCAAATGGAACGTGTGCTGACCAATGAAGCGAAGTTATCACGTACCGTCGCCAGACAATTGATGTCTGGTGGATTTAAGGCCATTCACGACATGCAGGACGCTGAAGCGGATGTTGAAGAAATCGAACAGCTACTCAAACGCCGTTCGGAAATTTTAACACAAGCATAGGAGTCCTCAGTTATGAGTGAACTTTCCGAGATTAAAGCAGCCCTGGACTTGAGCAATCAAGCCCTTGAAGCCATGCGTAAATCGCATGACGAACAGCTTGCCAAAGCTGATGTCATCACCGAAGAAAAGATTGCCCGCATCAAATCAGACTTTGCCGAGTCTGAGCAAAAGATGCAGGATCAAATTTCTGATCGTGAAGCCAAGGCAGAAGCCGTTGAAAAACGGATGGAAGAACTGGAAACTGCGGCCAACCGGCCCGGCGCTTCCGGCAAGTCTGGTGAAGAAGCCTTGGAACTTGAAGTCAAGAACTTCAACGACTGGGCACACGGTCGCACCAGCGATGGTGAATACGCCGAACTTACCAAAGCAATGTCCACGAACGTCGCAACTGAGGGCGGGCACTTTATCCCGACCACAACTCGCGCCGGTATTCGTGAGCGTATGTTCCGGTCCTCACCGATGCGTGAACTGTCCACTGTCGTTTCTGCCACGATCTACGAAGAACTGGTCGAACGCGGTGAAATGGCTGATGCAGCTACCACTGAATCAGGCACCCGTGCGGAAACGGATATTCCCGATTTCCACCTGGTGACGATTGATACACATGAGCGTTATGCCATGCCTATCGTAACCAACAAGCTGTTGAAGCAATCTAACTTCGACATTGCTGGTTATCTGGCCCGTAAAGCTGGTAAGAAATTCGGTCGCAGCGAAGCAACCGACTTCATCAGCGGTGACGGTGTGTCCAAGCCTCGTGGCTTCCTGACATACTCCAACGCCACCACAGCCGATGGTACTCGCGCCAACTTCACCCTTCAGCGTCGTAACACAGGTAATTCTGCTGACTTCGTTGCTGATCCAAACGGTGCCGATGTGTTCATTCGGACCTTCTACGACATGCAGCCTGAATATGCTGACAATGCCGTTTGGTTGATGAAGAACTTGACTGCTGCTGAAGTTGCTATCCTCAAAGACAGCAACGGCGACTACCTGATGAAAGAAACTGTTGTCAACGAAGGTATGACAGTTCGCACCATCCAAGGTCGCCCGGTTCGCCTGGCTGATGACATGCCAACGATGGCTGCTGACAGCCTGTCAATCGCCCTGGGTGATTTCTCCGCGTATGTGATTGCTGATCCTGAACAGATGTCCACGATCATCGACCCGTACACCACGAAGCCGCACACCAAATTCCACATGACCAATCTGGTCGGTGGTGGTCTGGTAGACTGGGACGCCATCAAGCTGATCAAGTTTGCTGCCTAATCGGGCGGGGCCGGTTCGCCGGTCCCAACTGATCAACCACTTAGAATAGGAGATTGACAAATGTCGATCATTCATCGCGAAAACTACACGCAGCAAGCGGTCGCCGTCCTCGTTGACGCCGAAGCACTTGCTGCGGATACTACACCAGCCGCCGTTGACCTTCAGGGGTACGACGCTTGTTCCATCCTGATCTCGGTCGGCGTTGGCGGTATCACCTTCTCTGGTACAAACAAGGTTGAGTTTGTTCTGACCCACTCTGATGATGACAGCACTTACGCCAACGTCGCTGACGTTGACATGATCGGTGTCTCAAGTATTTCTGGTGGTATCATTCACAGCCTTGAAGCTGCTCACGCTGCCGCTACAACCACTCTGTACGGTTATCGTGGTGGCAAACGCTACCTCAAGCTGTTGGCTGATTTCTCTGGCACACACGGTACTGCAACACCGATGTCTGCCACAGCGATCAAAGCTGGCGCACATGTCGCGTAACGTTGAAGTCATCAAGCCGTGGCGGTATTCCCGTCACGGCTTCGACTCCAACTTCGCAGATGTAGGTGAGAAGTTGGCAGTCTCCGCTGAACTGGCCGAAATCGGTGTCGGTTCTGGTAATGTTAAATACACTGACGGTAAAAAGGCGAAAGCTGTGCCCGAAACCACCGAAGAAGCTGCCGCGAAAAAAGCTGCTGCTACCGCTAAAAAAGCGATGGCTGCTGCGGAAAACAAAATGGCAAAACCCGCTGACAACAAGGATGCGTAACCAATGTCGCCTTCGCTCAACCAAGATCACGAATTACTGCTGACGCAAACTGTTGCGCCAACTGAAGAACCTGTGACCTTGGCCGAAGCGAAGGCGCATTGTCGAATTGACCATATTGATGATGACACCTTGATCGCAGGATTGATTACTGCCGCCACATCCCATCTGGATTACGAGAATGGTATTCTCGGTCAGGCGCTGGTCACTCAAACATGGTCATACTCATTACCCGGACCCGATGCACTTGAACGGGTCCACTTACCTGTCACGCCGGTTGTCGCTCTAACCAGCATGTCATACTACGACACCGACAATGCGTCACAGTCGATCACCACTGCAAATTATCATATCCTCAAGGGTAAGTGGACGGCGCGGATCATCCCCAATGATGGTACAAGCTGGCCCACTATGTTCGCCCGCGCCGATGCCCTGACAGTTATTTTCACTGCCGGGTTCGGTGCCGCGACAGCCGTACCCCAGTCGGTCAAACAAGCCATGTTGTTGCTGATCGCGCACTGGTACGAAAACCGTGAGTCATCCATCGTTGGCACCAGCATCGACACCGTGCCGATGGCGTTTGATGCTCTGATCGCGCCAATTCGTCGGGTGTTCATGTAATGCGGGCCGGTGCAATGCGGGACCGTGTGAAGTTCAAGACCAAAGTCGTTGTTGAAGACGGATCGGGTGGTCGAACTGAAACATGGGTTGAGGCTGTCACCGTATGGGGCAACTACACGCCGTTCAGGGGCACTGAGAAGGTCGAAGGCGACCGAACCGTTGCACAAGGCACCGGAATGCTTCGTATCCGTCACAGCGCCATTGCAGCGACCCTCACCGAGCAGCATGTAGCCGAGATTGACGGTGTTGATTATCAGATCAGGAATGTTGAGAACTTCGACCGGCGCAACCGGGCGATTGAAATGTTCGTTGAACGAGGTGTGATCACATGAGCGCACGAGCAAGACAGAAAGCCGGGATCAAGGGTGTGAGTGCCCTTCGTAAATCGTTGAGGGATGCTGCCAAGATTGATGGCGCATTGACCAAAGAAATTGTCGAAACCATTGAAGGATTCGCCACCGAAACAGAACAGGTCATGCGGTATATGGCACCACGGGATGAAGGCGACATGATGATGTCGATCACCCACATTTCATCAACGGACGGATTGTCCACGGTCATCGGACCCGGTATTCGTGGTGTGACGACCGTGAAGAAACGGGCCGGGTCAGTCGGTGCCACTGTGGGTATCCAAGGTGGTCAAGCGGTGGACATTCAGACCAGTACCGGCAAGCGCCTGAACTTTTCCGCCCGCACTCAGTTTGATCGGTTCCAGATGATGAAGGCATATTGGCTGGAAGTCGGCACGAAGAAAATGGGTCGTCATCCATTTGTTCGACCGACGTTCGATGTGGTGAAAGATAAAGCATCCAAAGGTATTCGTGATGCGGTCAATCGCGGCCTGAACAAGATATTCACACGGAAGGCTGCATAATGGCTGATCCGTTTGCCGCATATCACAAAGCATTGTTCGTGGCGTTGGATGCTGGCTTGTCGCAGAGCATTTACGACTTCGTTCCTGAAGATGCGGTGTACCCGTATGTCCAGATCGAACGTCATGTCACTGTGCAGCAAAATGGTCTGGTCGCCCGCAAGGATGGTGTGTTCACATACCTCACTGTCTGGTCTGAATATAAAGGTCAGAAAGAGGTGCTTGAAATCATGGAGACAATCTATACAATCCTGAACGACGCGCAGTTGACACTTGATGCTGGACGAATGGTCCGATGTTTTGTAGAAACTCGTGATACTGCCCGCGACATGGACGAACAAACTTTCACCGGCAATGTGAAATTATTCACTGTGCTGGAACACTCATAGGAGAGTAACATGTCGCTCGTAACCACAGGAAACCTTTCACTACTTGGCAGTTTGACCAAGGCGTTTGATCACGCTGATGGGAACTTCCCTGCAAGCCTTGGTGTACCATTGAACATGTCAACAGGAACCGGGGCCAACCAGGCCGATCTGGTGTTCTCTGACCAACGCACAACAGCAACAGAAAGTCTCGACCTTTCCGGTACGCTGACTGATGCGTTTGGTGACACACTCACTATGGTGCGGGTCAAAGCGATCCTGATTAAAGCCGCAGCCGCAAACACACTGGATGTGTTCGTTGGTGGTGGTTCAAACCCATTGATCGGTTGGGTTGCTGATCCAACTGACATCGTGGAAATTAAACCGGGTGGTGCGTTCATGGTATGGGCACCGGACGCTACAGCGTACCCCGTGACAGCATCGACTGGTGACATTCTCAAAGTCGCTGCATCGGATGGCGCAACATCCATCACTTACGACATTATCATCATCGGCGCTTCAGCCTAAATTTAACCACAGGAGAGTAATATGAGCGTTCAAACTGCTGCCGGTGCCAAGTTCTACATTGGGCCAGCAAATAGCGTAGCAGACGACACAACCGCATACGGTCTGTTGTCCTACACCGAAGTTGCTGAAGTCGTCAGCATCAGTGAATTTGGCGACACCTTCAACGAAATCACTCACACTGCATTGTCAGACAGTCGGGTTCGTAAGTTCAAGGGTTCGGTTAATGCCGGAACCATCACCATTGAACTTGGTCTGGACGTTGATGATGCCGGTCAGGCCGCTGTTGAGACAGCGCGTGATGTAACTGCTGCTGCAACACAGGAGTATGCGTTCAAGGTTGAATTGAACGACTCCCTGGGGTCCAACCCGACCACGTACTATTTCCGTGGTCTGGTCATGTCCTACACACAGAATGTTGGTGAAGTTGAAAGCATCGTTGGCTCGACTGTCAACGTCGGTATCAACTCACAACCTAAAGAACTGGTGAATGCGTAATGGGCATTGACGCATCCACCGTGAAGGTAACACTGGATGGTGCAGATCGCGAGTTGGTCTGCACCATTGAATCCGTACTTGTAATGAACCGCGCCTATGGCGGTATGCAAAAGATGTTTGATCAGATTCAGGCCATGGACATTGAAGCCATGGTTCTGGTTCTCCAGGCTGGTCTTGGTGAGATCGGTGCGAAAAGCACTGAAGAACTGATCGGCAAGGTGTTCAAAACCGGTCTGATTAACGTCCGTCCCGCGCTGGCTCAGTTTGTATTGCTTGCCGCGTCTGGTGGTGTGTTGTCACCTGACGATGAAGAACCTGCTGACGATGGTGAGCCGGGAAAGACTTAAACCTTGACGACTACCTGACCACCACATTCAAGTATGCAACGGGGTGGTTGGGTATCCCACCATCCATCGCCAAGGTCACGCCCATCTGTGAGATTTATTTAATGCTTGATGGTCACATGGATTATCTCAAAATGACATCACCATTACGGGGTGGACCGGCGATGGTTGACCAGAAGCCCAAGACAGCAGATGATGTCGCTGATAATGTTCGATCTGTTTTAGGGGGCCTGGCAAATGGCTGATGTCGTAAACACCGTAACGATCCGTCTTGACGTTGATAACGAAGCCGCGATGGCCGAGTTCAACAAAGCACAGGCCGCAATGGGTGTGCTTGGTAAAAAGATGGATACCGGTGCGAAAAAGATCGCCGGGTCATTCGATAGTCAACTAAGCCCTGCCGTCAAACGTGCCGCCAACGCAACCAAACGATATGAAGCTGATATTGCAGAACTGACC